AAAACTATGAAATTGCCACAATCCGTAGAGGTGCCGGATGGAATTGTTTGTAGAGCGGATGATCCTGAAAAAAGATCTGAAAATTGTGGCAGTTTTGTATTCAATGTTCTCGCCAATGCGGGCCTAGACCCTTCATTCCTTAAGAGTGATGACTATTTAGTGGTAGGTAAACAATTTTAATGAAACTACTACTTGAAAATTGGCGGAAGTATGTAAACGAAGTGGTGGATGATGTATTCACGGGAAACTGTGGTATGTTTGGTATTGCCTTGGCTGAAGAAGCCCAAAGAAGGGGTATTAATGCAGCATTAGTATTTGCACATAATGCTGATACAGATGAAGAAATGATCTATGGAGACTATAAAATTTACCATGTGGCCTTAAAAATTAGAGACAAGTATTATGATGGTAGAGGGGAAATCCGATTAAACGAATTAGTATCATTTATGTTTGAGGTGCCGGAAGATATGAATGTTGATGCTTTTAATCTTGCAAACCTTGACCAGATGAAAAGTGCTATTCGTCGTAATACGGCTTGGAGTGCGACCTGCAAGGATTTTAAAGAAAAGGCAAAACAATTTTTAGATGAAATGGGGTATACAAATGAAACTCCTACTTGAAAATTGGCGAGAGTATTTAAATGAAGTCGGCGGGTTGGATACAAGCTGGGACAATGTTCATATTAATGATGTTTTCAAAATTATAGGTAAAAGTTGCAACGAAGGCAGAAAATGTAAGTCCATGCTGGCTACTGAATTAGAACAAAAGATTAAAAATAAAGAATCTCTTGAAAACATTAGAAAAAACTTAGATCCTGATAGGATAAAGAAGGCAAATTATAGCTTCCCACTAATCGTTTTAGTTGATAATGACGAATATCAAAACATTCTTGATGGCAATCATCGATTTGCTGCTGCATTAAGAGATAATGCCGTTGTTCAAGTTAAAGAACTATATAATGATGAGTTTGATAAATTACTTGGAGATTCAAAATGAAACTTTTATTTGAAAGCTGGCGAAAATTTATTACCGAAGCAAAAGCTTTGATTTGTCCACCGGCAACTCAAGATTTAGAATTAAATACAAAGAATAGAGATGCCGCGATCAAAGCAGAATACATTCAATATGGTCCTTTGAATGTTGATGAACCCGGAGATTTTTGGACTGAGATTGCGGAATATTGGAACACCACCGAAGAGGCAGCTAAAGCATCGACATGTGGAGTTTGTACAGCATTCGACATCTCTCCTCGCATGAAAGAATGTATGCCCGGTGAAACATCAGATGAAGATGGTGAATTAGGATATTGCTGGATGCATCACTTTAAGTGTCATTCTGCAAGATCATGCAGGACATGGGCTAAGGGCGGTCCAATAAAAGAAGATGATATCTCCGCCGACTGGCAAGAAAGGTCTAATATTGATAATGAAGATAAGTAAAACACAATTAAAACAAGTTATTAAAGAAGAAATTGAGAAATTACTTGAAGAAGAGAGTGGTTTTTTATCCAATATATATAAGCTTTGTTCCGAAGGTGAAAAATGTGCACCTGAATCTAAAAAAACAAAATGGTGGAAAGGTAGATGAATCACTTACTTGAAAATATAACTGAAGAAGAATTAAAAGAAATTATTGCTGAAGAATTAAGTGAAACTCTTGTTCTTGTAGAAAAATGCTGGAAAGGCTATGAAAAGAAAGGCATGAAAAAGATGTTTGGAAAGATGTATCCAAACTGTGTTAAAAAGAAAAAAGGTAAGAAACGAAAAAAGAAACGTAAAAACGAAAGTGTTGATTTATATGAAGCAGATCCAAAAAAAGGTACGGGCAAAAAACCTAAAGGTTCTGGTCGAAGGTTATACACAGATGAGAACCCTAGTGATACAGTATCTGTAAAGTTTTCAACAGTACAAGATATTAAGGACACTCTTTCTAAATCATCTTTCAAATCAAAGTCACATAAAAGACAGTCTCAAATTATTAACTTAATACATCAGAGAGCAAGAGCAGCATATCAAAATGCAAAAGACCCCAAGGTTAAAGCAAGACTTAAGAAATCTTTTGATTATGCTAAAGAAAGAAAAGAAGCTTCAAAAAGAAAAACACAATCGATGAACAAGGCTAAAAAAGATGAGTAAATACATGAAGGATCCAGAGTATTTATTTTCTATACTCGCAGCTATAGTAAAGAAAAACGATGGATTTTTAAGATTGACTCAAGAAGAAATTGAAGCCGTTAGCAAAAATGATATTATCGGTATGTATTTTGAACCTGAAACCAATTCAATAGTTTTTAAGAAGGTAGACCCAAAGGATGCATTAACAGCTTCCAGTATGATTAAAAAAGACCCAGAAGTAACTACTTACGATAACTAATGAAACTCCTACTTGAAAATTGGAAAAAGTATTTAAACGAATCAAAACTTCGTGTTTTTGATTTTGATGACACAATTGCAAAATCAGATTCTAATATTCATATTACAACTGATACAGGCGAAAAAATACAAATGACACCCGGTGAATATGCAACTCATAAAACTAATCCAAATTATGATTATGATTTTTCTGAATTTGAGAAGGTTATAAATCCAAGAGAAATAAAGCAAATTACAAATATTATACGAAATGCTTTAAATGCTGGAACTGAGGGGCGAGAGATCGCTGTTCTTACGGCCCGCGGGCCGGAATCTGAGGCTGCTATACAAGATTATCTTGAAAGCTTGGGTCTTGATACATCTAAAATTACTTTTGAATTATTGGCAAGTTCAAATCCAGAGGATAAAGCAAGTTGGATTGCAAATAGAATTGAACGAGGTGCAACTGATGTTTTATTTTTTGATGATTCAGGAAAAAATGTAGAAGCCGTTCAATCGTTACAATCAAAGTATCCAGATATTAAAATCAAAGCAAGAAAAGTTAAATATGCTAAAGATATCGATGAAAATTTAGTCAGTAAAAATGACATCATACAATAATTAATTGTATGTATGAATACTCTTGTAAGTTGATTCGAGTTATCGATGGTGATACTGTCGATGCACTTATTGATTTGGGCTTTGATGTCTGGATTAAGAAAAGAATAAGATTATATGGTATTAACACCCCAGAAGTCCGTACTAGAGACATTTGGGAGAAGGAGCAGGGTCTAGCCAGCAAGAAGAGATTAGAAGAGCTTCTAGATAGTGTAGACAACAAATTTATATTAATTTCTAAAGGTGTTGGTAAATACGGAAGGTGTTTGGGAGAACTACTTATAGGTGACTATGGAGAAGTGCATATTAATAACCTACTTTTAAGTGAGGGTTTAGCGGAGAAATATGAATGAGTCAAAATGGATGGGACACATATTCTAAATTAGTCTTGCAACAGCTTGAAACAATGGCGAATGGCATTGAGGCTTTACGAGGTGAGCTACAGGATGTAAAAGAACAATTAACCGAGCTTAAAGCTAAGGAGGATCGAGTGCATGATTTGAAAATGTGGAAAGACAAAATGGATGATATCGCCTCACCTCCACAGTTAAAAACTGCACTAAAAGAAATTGAAGAGCTTAAAACTTTTAAAACAAAATCAATTGCAATTTTCATGGCTGTTCAAACAATGATGGGTCTTGCTATGGCGTGGTCAAAGATGTTTTAGTATGGCAGATATTGAATACCAAAAAAAATTAATTAGACAAATTATAAAACAACTCTCTGGTGAAGTTGACGAAGAAGTAGATTTAGTGCCTGAATATGGCATAAATGGAGATGGTTATATGTTTTGTTTTCAGCCATCAAGTCGATCATTTGTTAAAATTTATAAAAATCAAAATGTATATGTATTAGGTGAATTAGATGAAGGAAAAAAACTATTAATATATACAACATGTGGTAAAATAGTGGAAATTGATACTGACAAAGTATACAAAATGGATTTTAATTAATGTTATTTACATTTAATAAATTTTGGAAAACACTTTTATTTTTAGGTGGTTCATGGTTATCATTATCTCTCATCGGGTTTGAATTTACGGCTGTCACAATATTGTCACTGATATATTGCTCAAATTTTAGTAACTCAGAGACACTTATATAATTTTAATCTAATTAAGGTGTGGGCAGCACTAAACACAAAAGAAAATACTATCGTTTTGATGGTCAAAGTTCTAGAACCACTGATTTAGTGTTAGTCAAATGGATTGAAGAAGGTTCAATTAAAATAAGCTCGCCAATTAAGGATTATAATAAAGCATTAAGTAAGTGCCAATCATATTTACAGAAAGGTATTTGTTCTTGGATGGTTTATTACGATGGATAATAAAGGGCCTTTTGGTTCTGGAATAGCAGAAGAATTTGAGATTGGTGACATTGTTGAATGGTCTAAATGGGACATCGATTTAGAGGAGTGGGTGTCCAGCTATGGCATACTTGTCTCAATGGAAAATAAAGTTGTAGCTGATCGATTGATTTCAATATCCACTATTAAGCCTTTAAACGAAAAAGATAATAAATTATTAGAATTATTTACAATATATTTAAAACGAGTGATTACATAATCTTGACAACTAATTAATCTAAACCGGTTATATTATGGATGATACACTTAAAAGTCTAATAAAGCAGTTTATGCCTTTTGCTCAAAAACAGATTGGTTTTGAAAATCCCCCTAGATTATTTTTAAGAAGAGACGGTCAGAATGCAAAAAATCCGCTTGGTAAGACTGCATTCTACGACCCTAACAACATGTCTGTGACACTTTACATATCAGGCCGGCATCCAAAAGATATTCTTAGGTCACTTGGTCATGAGCTAGTTCATCATAAACAAAATTGTGATGGCAAATTCAGCGATTCAGATGATATGGGCCCCGGTTATGCTCAGAAAGATCCTCACTTAAGACAAATGGAACAAGAGGCAAATCGCGATGGAAGTATGTGTTTAAGGGATTTTGAAGATATGTTAAAGAAAGAAAACACTATTTATTACGAACATCTACAAAAAGGAGATAATAAGATGTCTACAAAAGATTGGAAAAACGAAGAGATTCGTAGCCTTTTAGCGGAAGCTTGGGGCTTTAAATTTAATACATTACAGGAATTTGAGGAATTCAATGGACAAGGTGAATTACAAGCAGAGAGTGAAGAAGAAGTTACCGAAGAAGCTGTTGAAGAAAGCACTGAGGAAACTGTTGAAGAATCCGCCGATGAATCAGTAGAAGAATTGGCTAGAGCAACTGGTGGTCATGGTGCACACAGAGATAGAATGAAGGCTCGCAAAGATGCAGCTAGAGATCGTCGCGAAGATGACGATAGAAGAAAAGATAAAGACAAAGTGGATGAGGCAGATCACGGTGAAGACGATGACACGGTTGAAGAGTCTGATACTGCTAATGAATTGACCGAAGCAATTGCTGCGGTTCTTCGCAAGCATTTACGAGGCTAATCAAATGTTAGGTAAATACAAAAGTTGAGCTTAAAAAAAGTCGCAACAAATTTATCAAAAAATTATTACTATTATATTCACAAGAGGAACAACCAATGTCATTAGACAAAGCATGGAGAGATTTCTTAACCGAGAGTGTTGATGAAAAAAACATCTATACATATATTCAAGGTCTCCAAGAAATAATTTCCAATCTTAAACCTAGAACTGTAACAGAAAAAAGAAGGTTGCAGCTAGCAAAACAACATCTTAGAGAAGTTAGGAGATTTGCCCGTAAATTGGATAATCGCATTGGTGTTCTTGAGGAAAAATTAACAATTTTAGAAGAGTCTACTGGAGATTAAAAAATGGCGAAAGCTAATACTCACCTTACTCATCTTGAAGAATTGGTTCTAACACAGGGAGCGGATGGCTATAAAATGGCCAGAGGCTTCCTTTTAGAGCTTTTAAAGTCTTTGAAGGGCAACACCAGCACTAAGATTCAAACATCCGTCAAATGGGACGGTGCACCTGCTATATTTGCTGGAATTAATCCAGAGAATGGCAAGTTCTTTGTTGGTACTAAATCTATCTTTAATAAAATACCAAAGATTAATTATACGAAAGATGATATAGTAAAAAACCATGGTCATGCACCCGGGCTTGTTGACAAACTTACCAAAGCTTTGGAATATTTGCCGGCATTAAACATTAAAAACATTCTGCAGGGTGATTTCATGTTCGATGATGAAATGATCAGAAGGGCTGAAATTGATGGTGTACCTCACTATAAATTTAAGCCAAACACAATTGTGTATGCAGTGCCTGTTGATTCAAAACTCGGTCAAGAAATAGAACAAGCTAAGTTTGGTATTGTTTTTCACACAACATATGAAAGCTTGGACAGTGGTGCTAGTTTTGGAGCAGATGTATCATCGCTTCGTAGGGCACCCGGGGTTTGGTTTGACGATGCCTTCTTCACCGATGATACTGGTGTTGTAACATTAACAGATGATGAAGAAGCACAAATTATTAGCTTGGTTAAACAAGCAGATACTGTTAATGGACAGATAGATTATGATAATTTACCATTCTCTTTATTAAATATTTATATTAATAGTGAGATCAAAGCTGGCAGCTTTCTTGATGACCCGGAAAAGTCGTTTGAGGGATTCAACAATTGGTATTCACAAAGAGTTCAAAAAAAGATAGATAAACTTAAAAGCGATAGAGGCAAGGAGTCAGCGAGTCAAAATGCCCAACAAATGTTACAATCTTTTGCCGACAAGAAAAACGATATAGTCAACATTTTTAAGGTTAGTCGCTTGCTATTTGAAGCCAAAAACATTTTCATCCAAAAATATAACAATGCTGTTTATAACACTAAACACTTCGTTGATAACGGGTCAGGTGACTTAGTTGCTAGTAATCCAGAAGGTTATGTAGCAGTCGATCACAAAGGTAACGGAATCAAGTTTGTTGATCGTCTAGAATTTAGTAGAGCCAACTTCGCTGTTGATAAAGGTGGCAAATTTACTGGCGAGGTCAACGAACAAGAAGAAGACGAATTTGATATCGATAATGAAGACGATGATCCAGTAGTAGATACAGATTATGCAAAGACAGTGGCTGTTGTTCCCGGTGCTTTTAAACCGCCACATCTTGGACATTTGGATATGGTGCAAAAATATGCCGGCATGGCTGATGAAGTTATTGTCATAATATCAAAGCCCACAAAGCAGGCTAGAACTTTACCAAATGGACGAGAAGTTACCGCACAGGACTCTCTCAAAATATGGAATACATTTGTTTCTGATTTGCCGAATGTAGAAGTAAGTGTTTCAAAAAACCATGCTTCACCAATTAATGCTGCATACGAATATGTTGGTGAGGAGGGTCCTGTTAATATTGGTGACACTGTTATATTAGGTGCTAGCACTAAAGATGACGACTGGAAGCGATGGACAGGTGCTGAAAAATATGTTAAAGACGGTGTAAACTTAATACCACCAGAACAATCAGCAGTTGTGCCAACAGAACGACCAGATGGAACACCATTTAGTGCAACAGATTTTCGTAGTGCACTTGGAAATCCAGAAAATAAATCAGAGATAGCTGAATTTGTCGGTGATGAAAATGTAGATGCTGTATTAAATATACTTGGACTGTCAAATATGGGTGAGATGTCATCTATGTCTGGAGGGGCAGTAGCAGGATACTCAGCCCCTTTGGGATATGGGTCGGCTAAACGACCCAAAAAGAAAAAGAAAACAAATGAATATATGGATTTAAGTTTGATTGATGAAGTTATCGAACTAATTATGAAAAGAGGCATTACCCAATGAACCCAAATGAAGAGAAAACTCTCAGAGAAAGTATAAGACTTGCGATTCGTGCTGTCAAGCATAAACGTCAAAATATTGTAAATGAACAAGAGCAAAAATTACGGGAGATAATTCGTAGCTTTATGACACTGGAAGAAGCTCAAATTAAAGAGGGCACTCCAGATGTTGATCCGACCCCTAATAAATCTACCGGCATTAATGTATTAGAACAATTGCTTAAGAAAATTGTACCAATTTTAGAAGAAGATTATAAGTCTTTAACGACTAATAAGAACCAAAGAGATTCATACCGAGCACATATTGTAAATGCTGTTGAGAACTCATTAACACCGGCAATAATGAATAATGAAGCTGGCGATGAAGAAGATGGTGATCTTGAAGAAGTTGTAGATATCAAGGTTGGCGGAGAACC